TGGGGCCAGATGGGGCGCAGCTTCATTCGCGCGGCGCTCAACAGCGCCCGCAATGTCCACCCGCAGGACAACGGTCCCCAAGCCGCGGCCGCACGCCGCATTCAGGGCTTTCACGAACTGGATGGTTTGGAGTTCCTCGCCCGCGTCGACATTGAGAAGGACGGCAAGGGCCAGGACCGCAACGTGGTCAAAGTGGCGGTCGAACCCGATCACCCCGACTACGCCAAGTTGATGGGGGTGCCGACCAAGGCTTCGGGCGGCGGATCTTCCGGGGCTCCGGCGCAGGCAGCACCCGCGTACCAAGCACCGGCTCCGCAACGCGCACCCGTGACGGGCAAACCGTCGTGGGCGCAGTGAGGGAGGTTGCCATGAACGCATCCATGCTCACTGCCAGCCACTACGGCGTCGTGCATTTCGGCGATCTCGACTGCGAGGCGGTCGTGCTCACCACCGGCGAGCGCGGCTACGTCCGCAAGGAACTGGCCAAGCTCCTCGGTTTTCACGAATCGCACAAGGGTGGCCGTTTCGCCCGTTTTCTGGCTGACATTGCACCTAACTCATTGTCTCTATTGGAGAAATCATCCGGGCCGATTTTGCTGCCATCGGGACGCCAGACCCAGTTCTTCCCTGCAGGCATCATCGCGGACGTGGCCACCTCCGTGGTGGACGCAGCCATTGCAGGCACGCTGCACCGCGCACGCCAGGGCATCGTCGGTAACTGCCTGACGATCATGCGCGCTCTTGCCACCACTGGCGAGGTCGCGCTGATCGACGAGGCCACTGGCTACCAGCACCACCGCGCACCGGATGCGCTGCAGGAGCTGATCTCCAAGTTGCTGCGCCAGTCCTGCGCATCTTGGGAGCGCCGCTTCCACCCGGACTACTACCGCGCCATCTATCGGTTGTTCGGCTGGAAATACCAGGGCCACGACCAGAACCCTCCGCACGTCGTCGGCCAGATCACGCTGCGCTGGGTCTACGGGCCGGTGCTGCCAGAGGACTTGTTGGGCGAGATCCGCAATCGCAAGGGCATCTCGCAGAAGCATCACCAGTGGCTGTCCGATCAGGGACTCGCGCATTTGGAATCGCAGATTCACGCGGTCACGGCGATTGCGCGCAGCTCGATGAGCTATCCCGACTTCAAGCGCCGCTGCGAGGCCGCCTTTGCTGGCGCTGCCCTGCAGTTGGGCCTGCTGCTCGATGAACTCGAGGAGGGGGCGTGAAATGCTGGGTCTGCAAACGACAGGCCCGGGGCTACGGCCACACCGACAACCGCCACGGTGTGGGCGATCCCCGGCGCTATCCCATCGACTGGGTGTTCTGTTCCCGTCGTTGCCAGGACGCATTTCACGCGCTGTACGGCAACTGGCAGCGGGCCAAGGAAGGTCGCATCGACAAGACGGAGGTCGCCATGATTGATCCGTCTGATGTCGAACTGGCCGCAATGCGTCATTGCCTCAAGGCCTTCGGCGAGGCAGCGGGCGAGATCGGCTTCACCAAGCCGCTGGGCGATTACTCCGAAGCCGAGGCTCTGCGGGTAATCGACGCCATCGTCACTTGCTGGTCGGACGCAATGGTCGCGCACCACGAGTCCAGCAAGTTTCCGCCCGTGCGGGGCTTGCCGCCCACGCCCGATCCGCTGGCACCCGATGCCGCCAATCCGTTCGCGGATCTGGAGGACGACCTGCCCTGGGAAGAACCGAAGGGGAAGAAGCCATGATGGACTTCAATTCCTCATCGAGCATCGCGGGCCAGGTCACCGCCCTGGTCGACGCCGGGTTGCAGCAGGCCCGCACCCGTCAGTCTGAGCGCCAGTATCTCGGGGCCTCGCGCCTCGGGGTGGCCTGCGAACGCGCGCTGCAGTTCGAGTACGCCAAGGCTCCCATCGACCACGGGCGGGAAACCCCGGGCCGGATGCTTCGCATCTTCGAGCGTGGCCATGTCATGGAGGACTGCATGGTCGCGTGGCTGCGGGACGCAGGTTTTGACTTGCGCACCCGAAAGGCCGATGGCGAGCAGTTCGGCTTCTCGGTGGCCGATGGTCGCCTGCAGGGACACGTCGACGGCGTCTTCGTTGGGGGCCCCGAGGGCTTCGCCTATCCCGCGTTGTGGGAGTGCAAGTGCCTGGGCAACAAGTCCTGGAGCGACCTGGAAAAAAAGGGCTTGGCCATCTCCAAGCCCATCTACGCCGCGCAAGTGGCGATTTACCAAGCCTATCTCGAACTGCACGAGCACCCGGCGATCTTCACGGCGCTCAACGCCGACACGATGGAGATCTACACCGAGCTCGTGCCCTTTGACGCGGCGCTGGCCCAACGCATGTCGGATCGGGCAGTGAAGGTCATCACGGCGACCGAGGCTGGCGAGCTTCTGCCACGCGCCTTCCACGACCCGACCCACTTCGAATGCCGGATGTGCGCGTGGCAAGACCGCTGCTGGAGGACAACATGAGCAACGACACGCAATTCATCGGTGGCGTCGAACCGATGATCGACGCCAAGCAGGCCGCTGCCGCACTGCGACTGCCGTACTACTGGTTTGCTGATCCGCAGATGCGCAGCAAGTACAAGATTCCCCACTACCTGATGGGCGGTCTGGTGCGCTATCGACCATCAGAACTGTCGGCGTGGGCCGCGCGCAGCAACGCCGCGCAGGGGCGCAACGGGGACGCCGATGGTGAGGAGGCCGAATGACGCTCGACTTCAACGACATCGCGCCACTGCCCGACCCCACCCGCCGCACCCTCGGCGATGCCGAACGCGAAGAACTGCGTGCCGAACTGCTCGCGCGTCTTGAATCCGTTCTGATCACATTGTTCCCGGCGGGCAAGAAGCGCCGTGGCAAGTTCCTGATCGGCGACGTGCTGGGTAGTCCAGGCGACAGCCTCGAGGTGGTGCTCGATGGCGAGAAGGCTGGACTGTGGACAGATCGCGCCACCGGCGACGGTGGCGACATCTATGCACTGATTGCCGCGCACCTCGGTATCGACGTGCCGGGCGACTTTCCGCGCGTGCTCGACGCCGCTGCCGATCTGATCGGACGCTCGCGTTCCGCACCAGTACGCAAGGCCAACAAGAAGGACGTGCCGGTCGACGAACTCGGCCCCGCTACCGCGAAGTGGGACTATCTCGACGCCCAAGGCCATCTCATCGCCGTCGTCTACCGCTACGACCCGCCCGGACAGAAGAAGCAGTTCCGGCCCTGGGACGCGAAGCGGCGCAAGATGGCACCGCCCGACCCGCGTCCGCTCTACAACCAGCCAGGGATGATCAGTACCGCGCAGGTGGTGCTGGTCGAAGGCGAGAAGTGCGCGCAGGCCCTGATCGACGCGGGCATCGTGGCCACCACGGCGATGCACGGTGCGAACGCTCCGGTCGAAAAGACCGACTGGTCGCCGCTGTCCGGAAAGGCCGTTCTGATCTGGCCCGACCGCGACAAGCCGGGCTGGGAGTACGCCGTGCAAGCGGCTCAGGCCATCCTGTCCGCCGGCGCCAAGTCCTGCCACATCCTCTACCCACCCGAGGATGCCGCCGAGGGCTGGGACGCGGCCGACGCCATGTCCGAAGGCTTCGACGTGGCGGCCTTCCTGGCCCACGGCCCGCGTGTGCAGATGCACGACATCGCGGACCCCGGCGAGCCGGTGGTCGGTACTGACGAATCGGTATGGGGTACCGAAGACGCACTGGCGCTGGCCTTCACTCGTCGCTACCACCGTGACTGGCGCTACGTTGCCGCGTGGGGACGGTGGTTGGTGTGGGATGGTCAGCGCTGGCGCACCGAGGACACGCTGGCCGCGACTGATCTCATCCGCGGCGTCTGCCGGCATGCAGCCGTCCAGGCCGATAACCCCAAGGTGGCGGCCAAACTGGCCACCTCTGGCACCGTTGGCGGCGTGGAACGGCTGGCTCGCGCGGATCGGCGACATGCCGCAACCACGGCCGAATGGGACGCCGATTCCTGGCTGCTCAACACGCCGGGCGGTGTTGTCGATCTCAAGACGGGTCGGCAGCGCCCGCACGACCGGGCAGACCGGATGACCAAGATCACCACTGCCACGCCGGCCGGCGACTGCCCGACCTGGCGGCAGTTCATCGCCGAAGTGACTGGCGGCGATGCCGCGTTGCAGGAGTACATGCAGCGCATGGCGGGCTACGCGCTCACCGGATCGACGCAGGAGCACGCGCTGTTCTTTCTATACGGGACCGGTGCGAATGGCAAATCTGTGTTCGTCAACACGTTGGCCACGATCCTGGGCGACTACGCGTCGAACGCGCCGATGGACACCTTCATGGAGACCCGTACCGATCGACATCCGACTGACATGGCTGGCCTACGCGGCGCGCGTTTCGTGGCAGCGATCGAGACGGAGCAAGGGCGGCGGTGGGCCGAATCCAAGGTCAAGAGCCTCACGGGCGGCGACAAGATCTCCGCGCGCTTCATGCGCCAAGACTTCTTCGAGTTCTTTCCGCAGTTCAAGCTCTTCGTCGCTGGCAACCATAAGCCGGCCATCCGCAACATCGACGAGGCGATGAAACGGCGGCTGCACTTGATCCCGTTCACGATCACCGTGCCGCCCGAGCGCCGGGATAAGCACTTGCAACAGAAGTTGCTCGCCGAGCGCGACGGGATTCTGGCCTGGGCGCTGGAAGGCTGCTTGGCCTGGCAGCGCCTGGGCCGGCTCGATCCGCCGCCGCAGGTGGTGGCCGCCACCGAGGAGTACTTCGAAGCCGAGGACGCGCTGGGCCGCTGGCTCGACGAGCGCTGCGTGCGCGAGGCCAATGCCAAGTCGTTGACGGCCGAGCTCTTCAGCGACTGGAAGCAGTGGGCGGAGGCCGCCGGCGAGTTCGTCGGCTCACAGCGCCGCTTCTCCGACCTCTTGATCACCCGCGGCGTCGAGAAATGGCGCAACGCCGCCGGCATCCGGGGCTTCCGTGGCGTGGGTCTCAAGCACCCGATGCAGCCCGCCTACACCCCCTATGCCGACGACTGAACACCCGTGACCACCGACAGGACTGACGCATCTGACGCTGTCCATCGTAAGTCTCTACGCGCGCGCGCGCGT